AGAAAATCTGCCAGGCTCTCCCACCCCATTCTCTTCACAATCCGCTTCGCATCGTTCTTTTTAATCTCGAACCAGGTCAAGTGTTCATCCTTAAATCTGACGTCCCGGCATCTGTCCTGTACATAGGTTTCAAGAATCAGTCTTCCAAACATTTCCTACTCCTCCTCAAACAGCTTGCTTGCTTTCTGGGCCAGCATCTCATTTCTTCCGGATTTATCATCAAATATCCGGTGGCACTCCTCCAACAGCTTGTCTACTCTTTCCTGGGTTACTTCCAGGCCTGTACTCCGGATTGCTTCTTCCAGGTCTTCCAGATACCAATCTTCCCTGTGCCAGATAGCGTTTGCCCTGCGGTAAATCTCATCAATTATCTTCTGTCGATTTTCCTCGGTTGCCTCCAACAGCCACTCAAAATTCAGTTTCCCATCCTTGGTTGTCGGATTGTACTTTCCGGAACATCTGCCCTGCCGGTCCGTTACATAGGTCTGAACGCCCCACCACGTTTCCGGTTCTTTATCTATGAATCCCTTTCTCTTCCACATTGCCGGAAGTGAATGCTTTCCATGCGTGTTTTCGTTCTTTCGGAACTCTACTACAATTTCCTCTCCCAACGCATTTCTGTCTGCGAAGGTAAACCACCAAACCGGCGGTACTGTATGCTCACACTGATATATTTTTCTCATTTTCCTGCTCCTTTCGCTAATGATTCAGCAATCGCCTCCATCATACTCTGCGATAATTCCAGATACTGCTCTACGATATAGAATTTAGCACTCTGCCCGTTCTCATCCCATATTTCAAAATACCGGAATCCCCGTTCTTCCTCGGCTTTATCCTCCTGCACCTTCACATACTCTCGTGCCTTATTCTCAACGATTACATCCAGTTTCTTCATGACCGTCTCCAGGTCAATCGACACATCCACCACTGCACACCCATTTGTAAATTCGTTCTCCCAGAACCCATGCAGGACATACACTACATTTTTCTTTTCCTCCATCCCGGCGTCCTCCTATCCGTAAATAATATCATCGAATATCGCATACTGGATAATCATGTCTGCCACTGTCGCATCTACCATGCAACAATCCAATTCATAGACTCCTTTGCTGCATCCTACAGAGTCTTCCGCATCCACCAGGATATTGTACGGCTTGTCTTCATCCTCCAGATACTGTTTTACTCCGCTGAGCAACTTTTCCTTGTTCAGTTCTCTCTTCTTGCCATCCACCGAATCATGCAATACCAGGACTCCTCCTCTGCTGATCTGCTCCGATGCAAATTCTCCGAGATACTTTCCTTTGACTTCTACTCGCCTGCACCAGTAGCAAATACCGCCCTCCAGTGCCGTTGTAACAATATCATCAATATCCTCTGTGCTGATTCGTACGCTTATCTCAGCTTTGATTTCCTCATACTCTTTTCCCATCAGTCTTCCTCCTCATATCCTACTCTCTCTACATAGTTTACGCTGTCCGGTTCGCATTCAAATTCCGGACACAAGGACCGCCATAACTCCTCCAGTTCATTTATGCCATTTGCGGTCAGCTCTGTTTCATCGCCATCATTGAAGCCGATTCTGTATACGCTCGGCCGCTTACCTTTTCTGACAATTCCTTTGCCCGCTCTTCTCAAATTCATTATTCCTTGTCCTCCACTCCGGCAAACTCCAAGATTTTCTCTCTGGCGAATCCCTCAATCACTTCCAGGTAATTTCCCGGCCACACATCCTTGTTCGGCTCGTAGGTTTCTGTGAACTCATTCGCCCAGTCCACAAATTTCTGTTTCCAGGTTATGCTGTCAATGTCTGTCAGTACCTCAAACAGATACTCACTCTCTCCCTTGAGCTGTTCCAGCATCATCGCTATTTCCATCAGATTTTCCGTCTGCTCGTTATACTCCAGCATCACGCCACCTCCTACTCTGTTCTTACCAATCCACCGTTTGCAGGTGCAATTCCGATACTTCCCAGTTCGGAACAATCCGGTGCATCCAGGTTCGCCACATACGCAAGTGAAATCCTCCCGTCCAGGTCTTCTCTATCCAGTTCCCACTCTTCTTCCTCTGCACTAACATACAACAACGCCAGGCATCTTCCAAACACCATATTGCTCAATATTGCAGCGTATACAATACCGCCACTTTCTTCTTCCCAGTCGGCAACAGCTTTCTTCTCCTCATCGTTCAAATCGTACAGAATACCTGCCGTCTCAGATTTAAGGACCGTTCCCTGCTTTCTGAATTTTGTGATTACCTGCGGCATCATTCCCAAGCGGCACATACGACCAACCGCTTCTTCTACCATTTTTGCTCTGTCCTGCTGATTCTTTGCATCCATTATTTCTTATCCTCCATTTT